ACCCAGACCGCCTACGCGACCCGGCTGCGCGCCCGCCAATGCCTGCGGACTGTCAGTAAACTCGGCCACGCCTTGGGTATTGCGGCGGCCTGCAACACCGTTGCCAACGGCAGCCCAGGTGCCGGCTGGCGGCTCGGTAAGCGATACGGCGCCACCCTGCTGCTGGGCTGCGGATGTCGTCCCAGAAGAAGCCGGAGCGTCGATGCGCCCTCCCTGCCCTGATGCCAACGGCGTAGGAGGCTTGGGAATAGAAGTCAGCGCGCTGGTGGCACGCGCAACAGCCCGATCAGCAACGCCGCGGGCAAACTCCTGTCCAGGCATTGGAACGCTGGCTGCCCGCTCAGCACGGCGCTGTGCCTTCTGGGCAGCACGCTCGCGCTCACCCGCGCCATAGTCCGGCAGGTTGCTGTCGATGGTAATCGGCGTCTCGCCGGTAGCAATCCCGGCTACAGTGCGCGGTACCACGGTTGCCGTGTTGATCAGCGTGCTTGCGGCGCCTTTGTAGAGGTCACCCAAGGCACCAGCAGCATTGCTCAGTGCCTGTCGGTTGCGCTGCACGTTCTGCTGGTAGCCTGCCACCGGGTTTGGTTTACGATCCGGGATGTCCGTCAACGAGACCATCTGATTGCTCCGCAAGTAGGTTCATCCTCCAGCCTATGTGACTGGATTGCGGCATCAAGACGATGCCGTGCCCGTATACAGCTCTGCTTGGAAAGAAGACTGAGCGTTCGCTGCCTTGCCGGATGCGTCAGCAAATGCGGCTGCAGCAGCCGCCAGAGCGCGGTTCTGGGCAGCCCGAACGTCGCCCTCCTGCATCTTGGCCTTGTTCGTAGCATCCTGGGCATCAGCCTTGCCGGCGGCCGCTTTCAGGCGCAGCTCTTCAAAGCCCAGCTCCACGTTGTAGTAACTGGACAGCGCCGAGGTGAGTGCGGCGTATGCCTGCGCCTTTGCCCGAGCGATGTCAGTGTTCTGCTTGAGCACGTCCGCCCACTGGTTGTAGAAGTTGGCCAGCACCTGCAGCATGCTGGTCTTCAACTGACCGGCCAGCTGGGCAGCAAACTTCGACAGCTCGATCTTGATTTCGCCATCGCGGATCATCTGCGTGCGGTTCACCTCGGCAATGGCATCACTGGCACGGATATCGGCGTTGGTCATTGCTGCAATGGCTGCTCCGGGCGGCATCGCGAAGCCGCGCATGGAGTAGCCCGCGCGGATCTGGGCCTTCTCGCTATCAGCAGTTCGGTACGCACGGTCCCGACCTGCATGCACTACCGCTTCATGCACCTCGTTCGGCAGGCCAAACGGCTCGCTACCGGACAAGATGCCATCTACCCAGGCATCAGGCTGGCTGACTGCGGCACTGGCCAGATTCGGAAAGAACTTGGCCAGCCACTTCTCTGTCTCACCGTCCAGAAACGCCCGGGCAGCGCCGCTGGTGTCGGTGGCCAGCAGATCCCCGATCGACGGAGGCGGCTGGATGTTCGGCTTGCTCGGCTGATAGTTGAAGTCGACGTTCGTCGATCCCGGCACAAAGCTGCCAATTCGGTTGGCCAGCGATTGCGCGCGCCCGACTGCGTTGTTCGCAAAGTCCTGCAGGTACGACTGGCTTGATTCAATACTGCCCATGAGTCAGCTCCTTACCCGGTTACAGCGCCACCGGGTCGTTCATTGAAATGGTGATGGTGTAGGTGACGCCATCAACGAAGGGCGACTCGGCAATTTCAAGGTAGCCTTCAAGCCCGTACTCGCCGGAAGTCCACTCAACCGCATACGACGTACCATCAATGGTGATTCCAATGTCTGTCCCGCTGGCGATATCGTCGAGCATGATGCGCAGCGCGCCATCCCCCCATGCGAGGCTGTAAAGAATGCCGGCTACATCGTCGAACACCAGATAGTCTGTCGACACATCCCCCAAGAAGCTGTCAACAAACCCGTACACATCATCGCCCGCCATCGACATGAACCCAGCGGTCAGCGTGAATGTGGCGATAAACTCTCCAATCGGCACCTCTGGCTCCGAGGGCTCGATTGCACGCTCTACAACGGTTTCTATCGCTCGCTGAAAGCCCGTCCAAAACGCAGGCCGCGACGGCGCAGGAACGCACGCCCAGAGCCCTGACGCGAGCTCCAGCTCCGGGAAGTTTTCTGGGACCGCCTCAATCCCGTCATTGGTCGTGTTATCAAGATCGGGGGTCATTTGAACCACGGATGACGTAGCTCCCGACCAGGTTCCTGCGGACAACGTGCAGGCACTTGTCGACTTCTCAATGAGCAGCCCCATCAGTCAACCTCCCCGTCCGCATATATCACCCACTCTTTGCTACCGGTCGCCGTAGCAAGATATGACGGCGACCCATCAAGGCTGTTGTCGATCCAGTCGGCTAACCGGTAGGCCACACCTTCCACTCCAGTTTCCGCCGTTACCGCAGCCCCCAAGTATTCAACGAATGAATACGATGGCCCATCGGAAACATAAATCGTGTCGCTTGCATACGAGAGCGCATCCCCTGGGGTAGCGAGATTGGTAACAATGCCTGCGGACCTAAAGTCACCGCCCTCGTAAACGCGCCGGCCGATTACCAACCCGATCTTGCCTTTAGCGCTGCCGTCGTTGTGGTAGCAAACAGCAACCACATTGTTGCAATTGGACCGAATGGTACTTGTCACGTTTCCAAGCGAAGACGCAGGCAGGGTCTGGTCAAGGATGATCCCGTCTTCGGCGGTAATCACATAGAAGTGCCTGGTGCATGCATGAGCAACGACAATGCCACCCGGGTAAGGCGCCAGGATGTATCCGCGCTGGAAAGCATTGGTCTCCGCCGCCGGAAGCGTCACAACCGCCGCAAATACACCGGTACTGTATGGTGCGAAGAACAAAACCTGCGGTGCATCTCTTGCGTCATCAAAGCGATTCATCCACCAGGCGCCGGTATCGCTGTAGATGAGGTTTCTCAGCCGTTGGCTCTCGTCCATATACTCAGGCATTGGCAAAGCCTGCACCTGCAGGGCTGCCATTGTCTCAGCGGAAGGATTACCAAGAGACCAGCGCCTAGTCGGCACGTCGGAACCGACAGAAATGAATGTTGGCGCCAGAATCAATTCACTCATACCCACCCCATGCGCCCGTATGGCGCCACGGCCAATGCGTTACCAACATAAAACACCCCTACTGGATAGCGCTCTGATACCGCTCCAGCGTAAGCAACCACCTCGTTCGCCTCGCGCGTCTCAATAATCGTGTTGCCTGATAGGCGATAGGTGACGACTGATCGATGCGGCAGCAGCTGATCCTCAATTTGCCGGCGCATCGCATAGCACGTTGAAACTGGCGTGGTGGCCCCGGCCGCCAAGGCCACCTCCGTAGTGCCGACGCCATCCAGTTCCAACCGAGCCAGGACGCGGCCGGTTTCGGCGCCACGATAAAGCGGCAATTCAAAGCCACCGAGACCAATGCTGGCGGCCTGCAGGGGGTTGCCCTGCCCGTCTTCTATGCCGACGATCAGCGGGCCGGTATAGGACGGCGGGTAGTCATACAGCGTGACTTCAGAGCCGGGTTGAGTCATGGCGTTGAAGCCGAAGGCATTGGTCGTGATGCTGCGCTCGGTTTCCGACGCCGCCCCTGTTTCGTCCCGCACAAGCGATCGCAAGGCGAAGCGGGTTACAGGATCTCGATAGGTGTGCATGCCACGCCAGCCGTATGCTGCAGACGGGCCGCTCGCGCTCAGTGTTGGGCCCCGGTAGCCCAGGGCACAACCCACCAGCTCGTGCAGTGCCAGTCCGTCATAGGTAACCGTGCAGTGAATCGGCCAGTCCGGCGCCAGCCAGGACTCAACATAGGCGCTGACCGGTATGCCGTTTGTGGTTGTGAGGTTGGTAGCCAGATCAGTAGCGCCGGCAGTTTCGCCGACATCGGTCGCCACCGCGTCAACGCTGTGCGTAAACGCCATGGTGTGCAGGCTCAGCTCGCAACGCAGCAGGCCGGTGACAACCATGCTGCCCCGCCCGATCGAAAATGGCAGCACGGCCGTTGCGTCAATCTCATGCCGAACCACGCTGGTCAGGCGGACAACAACCCCATCAGTCGCCATGCCGGTGACGGTCATGTCAAAGCCGGACAGCTGCTCTGGCCATATCGGCGCACCGGTGAGGTGGCTGATGCGTGTGTGCGGCGCAAACAGGGGATGATTGAGGTCGGAGTGGGCCAGCTTGGCGCTGTGCACCACCTGCCACTCTCCGTCTACAGGCCGGATTACCATGATGCCCAGCGACGCCGTAACGCCGAGTGGCAGACTGTTTTCCGACAGCTGCAGCGCAACGATAACGGTCGACCCGGTTATCGCTGCCCAGGCTCGCCGCTCTGCCTCGGTCGTGTTGGCCCACGGCACGACGGCGCGCTGCAACACAGGACAGCCGAACAGCTCGGTTATCACCTGCTCATTGATCATCAGGTCCAGCTTTTGCGCACCGCCCGCACCCCAGCGACTGACCAGAACCCAGAGGCCGCTGACGCCGCGGTAGTCGATCGTCAGCGCGGTGGCATTGATGGTCGGCACTGGATCGCTCGCCGGGCATACCAAGCGCACCTGTACAACGCCGTGCGGTGCAGCGCTGGGCACGGTAATGCCGAGCGAACGCAGCTGATCAGTGGGTGCCTCGCCGATCAGCCCGGCCTGCAATGCAGGGGCGGCCGGTCGTTCAAACGCGAACTCAACGTCATCGCCCGGCGCGCGCTCCAGCATAACCCCGCGCCCCGGGGCAGTGACCTCAAGTGGCCAAGGCCGCTCTGTCGCGCCGGGAATGTTCGACGCAGTATTCAGATTCTCAAACGGCACAAAGCGTCCCGGCAGATCCAGTACCCGGGCGGTACGCAGCGAGCCGACCCGACGCCCCTCAACCAGATAGCCGTCAATGACGTTGCGGCGAACGCCGGTGTCATCCAATGCCCAGGCCAACTGCTCCGCCCGCTTGAGCCATCGGGCCGCACCGCGGGAGTCGATCTGACGTGACATCACCTGCGCAGCCTCCGCTGAGATACACCCAGCTCAATCTCGATATTATCCAGCTCGGCATAACTGGCATCCACCAGCTCCAGCCGGACCCGCCAGTGCCGTGCGGTAAGCCCCTTGGCCGTTTTGGCTCGACGCTCCACGCCATCACCTACGGCCCGGTACACCTGTTCCACGCCGTCGTCGCCCGATACCCGAAGATAGACGGCCCCGTCAGTGGCAATCCCTGCATACACGCTGCTCACACGCTTGCTGCGCGATGTCCCGAAGTCGCTGGCACCGAAGTCGATGAAAGCGTCCAGCGTCTCGCCGTCGTCGCCGTCGCCACCCAGGCGGTAGAGGCCGGCATCGGTGATGGCGTAGGTGTCGCCGCCCATGCGCGCGAACCGCTTGAAACCGAAGTTGCGGTAGGTGCTCAGGGCCCCGGTGACCGCATTGACGGCGTACTGCAACGCCTCCCTACGGGCATCGGCGGCAGCGCTACTCAGACGCACGCGCTCTTCGATCGCCATCTGCACGATGAACGCCAAGCTGGCGTCAGTGGATGCGCCGACGAACTCGGCAATCTCGAAGTTCACGACCATGAACAGGTCGATCGTTTCGCCAACCTGCAGCGACTCGGCGATGACGAACAGCGCGCCGCCCTGCAGCACGATACTGTCGATTGCGCCAACCATCTGCCCTACGTCCAACATCCAAGAGGGCATGTAGCTCCACCAGTTCACGGCACGGTACACACTGGCATCCGGCGCACTGCCGCCCATCAGGAACTGTTCCGAGCCCTTCCCTACGGCACCGACAGCACCTGCACCGTGCATCTTGCGCACTACCTTCAGCTTTCCTCGGCCGATACCAGGCGGGAAAATACCGACGCCTTGCCACGGCAGCGCCTCTTGCCGATTCAGGCGCCCAGTGCTCTGCGCCGGCGGGAACACGCCGCGCCCGAACATTGGCTTGGCTGTGCCGGAGATACCCATCATGCCCTTGCCGGCCGCCCCCAGCGCGCCACGTCCATAGTCAACGCCGCTGCTGATGACGCCAGCCGCATCAACATAGACAAAGCCGGCCAAGTCCGAACCCTGCTGCAGCTCCGCAGCCCCTGAAACGGCATAGCGACCGTGAGCGACGCCCTGCGACCGCAGCTGCATGGAGGCAACACCGCCAGTCAGGGCATGGCCGTTCAGCAGCGCCAACGCTTCCGTCTCGAGCGTCATCGCCGCAACGCCGCCGGCGACCTCGGCAAACGTAGCAGCCAGCTCAAGATCAGCCGTGCCACCTGTTTCGTAGTACGCACCGATCTGCGGTTCCTCGACGAAATCGGCAGTCGAATACAGTGTCACGTCGCCGTAGGCGTTGCCGCGAACCGGGTTGGCAGATTCATGGACAATCTGACCGTCTACGAGCATGCGCACCCCGTTCGGCAGCCGAATGATCCGCACGACCTTTCCAAGCGGGTGCTCCGGTCCGACATCGACACCGTATTCAATCGGCGTGATGCCCGTGGGCCGAGCCACCAGCGCATGCGATGCATGGCCATAGCTGTGATCAAACTGACCGTCGGACAGCCCCACCACCACACCGTATGGGTTATCGGACAAGCTCAACTGGAAGTAGGCACCGACAGGAACCTGGGCAATGCTTCTGGCCCCGCCATTCCACCCATTGTTCTCGTGAACGTCGATACGACCCGGCTGGCCGATCACCTCTTCCTGCGCCGGATAGCATTCTCTGATCGTTCGATAGGTTGGAACCCGGCGTGACGTGACCGGCGACATCACAAGGTAGCCAACCGCAACATTGTCGTACTGGTTGGTCAGCGGGTTGTAGATTTGCCGGTAAACGATCTGCGAGTTACCGGTTAATTCCACCCTCCCGCTGTCGATGGGCACATAGGTCGAGCCGCCACCGCTAGTCAGCGTCTGGTAACCGGTAAAGACGGTCCTTGTCTCGCAGTACGCTTCCCGTGCGGCCACGGCTTGAATGGCGGGCACATAGGTGAGTACCGGCTGCTTCTGCAGGCGGCTGACCATTATCAGACAAACTCTTTCAGTTCGATGGCGAAGTATTCAAGCGTGCGGGTTTCGCCAACTTCGATCAGCGTGGTGCTGACAGTGATGTCTGCGGCTGGCCCGCCGACAGTGCCCTGCACGCGCACCTCGCCAGTACCCGCGCCACCAGTATCGCCAGGCTTCTCATACCGGAAGAACGTCATATTGCCGGCCGCAACGGCATCACCGCCCCAGACTTCGTTAAGGGACTTCTTCAGCACTGCGCCGTCCGCAATAGGGTCGAACGTCAGGTTGCCGCCAGTGCTGGTTTTCAGCTCCAGCGCCATCGTATTGCCGGACAGTGCCGAGTCTGCCGACGCCGGCACGGGGCCGGTGTAAAACCGCATCACGCCGCCGTCGAGAATGTTTTTCAACGAGCCGACAACAGCCTGCTGGCGTCGCAACTCAGTCGAGAACTTCATGGACATGTCAGATACCTCGCACTTTGGCCATGCCGGCCGGAATGGTGATGACGCCGCCCTCAACAACCGGGATCGGAACCGGCAGAGCGGCGATACCCAGGCACTCGCCTGACACGCCATCACGAATGGTGTAATGCGTAGCGATGTAGTCCGCCGTTGCCGAAGCAGCCGGGAACTCTACGTCGGCGACGTTGGCACCCTCCCAGTAGCTGCCCTTATCAGAGGCGGCGAAGGTGGCGGGCTGACGCGCATAGTTGTCGTCGACCACCTCGTTCGCATCGCCGGTGCCGGGGTTGCCGGCGTGGAGCGCCAGCGTCCAGCTGGTCGGGCGCGCGGCCACTGCGTCGGTTGTGAAGAACTGCTTGATGTACTGCTCGCTGCCGTGTTTGCTGGCTGGCATTGTCGTTACCTCGGATCAGGACACGGGAATGTAGGTGAGCGACGCGGCGGCTTGGGATGTCTGCCCCGCCTCGACGATCTTGGGTGATGCGAAGCGCACGCACGACAGCACCAGACCGTCGCCGCTGCCCTTGGTGCTCTCCGATACGAGGACTGCACCCAAAATCGTGGCGTTCTGCTGAAACGTGAACTCAGCCTTATTGCCATCGTTGTGATAGGAGTCAGCCCCGCTGAACGTGCGCACCCACTGCGGCCGGGTGGCCTGGGTGTAGGCGGTGAACTCACCCATGTTGATCGGGATGTCGCTGGCCTTGGTCGAGCCGCTGGGCACATAGTTTTCAGTGAACAGCCCGACGTAGAAGTTGCTGATCGGCGCCATATCGCCAAACGGCGCCTTCAACAGAAACGCCAGCCCCTCTACCGGGATAAGGTTGTGCGTCACCTCACGCTCGATCGGCTTGCCGTCGGCACCGAGAATCGTAAAGTCCCAGACGAAGCCGTTAACGCCGACGCCTGCTTTCATTGGATCACCTCCAGGTCAATGTGATCAGCCGAGCGCAGGCCAGAGCCGCTCACCCCGCCTTGCATAGTCGTGACAACCATCTGGTTGCCGTTGTGTTCCAGCAGCCCGGCCGCCCCAACTGGGGCCGTATCCGGGGCGTAGTCCTTGCGATTGATCAGCTCGATGCTGCCGTCAGCCCGACCAATGGCCTGCCCGTAGCGGGTGAACCATGCGACAGATCCATCCGGCAGGGTCACGTCAGTGCCCTCGATCGCACCGAACTCCGCAACCGTGCGCTGGGCCAGGTCAGGCCCGCCCAGCCCGGTGATGAAATAGGTCTTGTCCGCGCACACGAATACGCCGCCCTCAACGCTGGCGATCAGGCTGATCGGCGCTGGGAACGGGATGTAGTCAGCCTCGGGGTTGTGCAGGTGCGGCCACATAGGATGGCTGTGGTACAGGTACTTGCCCTGTGCGCCGACGATTAGCGCCTGATGACTGATCAGCATCGAGCAGAACGGCAGGCTGTAGAGCCCTGCTGTCTCCAGTCGTGCCGAGTCGTCGAGGATGTTGGCCGGGATTTTGTTGGTGCCGTAGGCGATACCCTGGTGATACAGGGTCAGGCCGTTGGGCTGGCTGCAGTAAAGGCGGCACTCGCGATCATCGCCGACGACGACGCGGATCGCCTGCCCCTCACCGACACTGACAATGGCAGGCTGACAGCCTGACTCGATACCGCCGTCCACCGCGGTCACCGCCACCTTGTAGACGCCGGGCTGCATATACCCAGCTTCAAGCGAGACATCGAACGCCGGCGCAGGCACCGACCACGCGCGCCGGCTTTCGCCGATACGCACACTGTCGTTGATCGTGTTCAGGAACAGCTCGCCCGCATGCCAGACAGCAGCGACCGGGCCGTCAGCCACCGCGCCGAGCAGGGTTTCACCGTAGGGCGTGACCTTGATCAGTTGGTCATCGACGATCAGGGCCAGCGCCTCACCGCCCATCTCGAAAACCGCCCGGGTGCCAGGCTCATCGCGCACGAGCTCAAAGCCTGCGCGCAGCTCTGCCTTGTTGCCGACCGTGAAGTCGACGTTGACCGCCTCGACAACAGCGCCCTCGGGCAGCCGGTCAGGCTTGGCAATGTTGTTGCTGCCGGTGAATTGGTTTTTCTTGATGATGTCCATGGGTCACCAACTGGAGCGGATAAGGCCTGCGCGTGGCGCAGCGCGTGATGTCTCGAGGTGCTGCTGACACTCGCGCTCGAATTCAGCCAGGTAGTTGTCAGCCTTGGCCGGGTCGAACAGCTCGGCGTCGTGCACTCGGTATGCACGGTGCTTCATGTACAGCAGCAGCGTCTCGCGGGCGTTCCGCGGGATGTCGGTCAGCCTGCAGTCAATATCCAGCGAGCGGACGGACCGCCGGATAACTTCCAGCTGCAGGACGCAATCGGTAGGAACAGGCGGGTACAGCCGCAGGTCATGGCTATCAACGACCATGAGCCGTGTGAGGCCAGAGGTAGGCAGACTGGAACGAGGAATGCGCCCTGGCGCTTGAATATCCAGGTCGCGCTTGTTGGGTGCTGGGAACGATGCCGAGACGATGTCGATGATGCAGGCGTGACGCGGTATCACGCTTTCGCCGGCTCGCAGCTCGACAGAGGTAAAGGGGCTGGTGCTGTCATAGACACTGCGCGTCAATTCGCAGTAGCGATCGACAGCCTGGTTGACCCAGCGGACCAACTGCTTGTCATTCCAGAACGCATCAGGACCAGCCGCGTCCTTCTCGTCGTCCCGGAATGCTTCGACCAGCTCCCGTACCGTTTCCATCAGACTTCTTCCGGACCGTCTTCACCGTCCAGCTCGGCCGCAAACGCTGCCCATGCCTTGGTGTACTTGGCCTTGGTGACGTTGAAGCCGACAACCTTGGAAACCGCATCAGCTTTCGGGCGCCCGTCGCCTTGCAGCTGGTCCTTGTCGTCCGCCTCAATGATGGTGCGGATAGCCGCCACGATCAGCGACTGCTGAGTCTCGGCATCGTCCTTCGCCTGTTCCTTCTCGTCGTCGACGCCGACGATAGGACAGCCAAGCGCTACGGCTTCGCGGCGGAATCGATCAGGGATGCAGGTGCCACGCTCACCATCGACCGGCGAGACGGCGTGCACGCGGCAGGCGTGACCGGTAGTCAATGCGATATGGGTGCCTTCCGCTTCGTCTCCACGAGCCGGCAGAAAGCGAGGTCCGTTCTGGGTATTGCTCATAGTGAATGCCCCTATGCTTGGTAAAAATGGAAGGGGCCAGCGCAGGCCGGCCCCTTACCGGGTCAGCCTTGAGTCCACTCGGACTTGTTGGCCTCGATGTACTCCACCACCAGCAGCAGCTCGCCTTCCGTGGCAGCTGCGCCGGTACTCGCGTAGGTGACAATTACGTCGCCCTTCTCGGGCATGACGTAACCCGTCGGCACCAAAGGCTTGTTGCCCGGGGTGCTGACATCCAGCGGGGTGCCGCTGTAGCGGTCATCGTCGGCGGCGTCACCAACCTTCAGGGTGGCGGTCGTCTCGGCGTCGAACGCAGTGGTCACCATGGCGCTACCACCAACGACGATCGCGCCGGCCGGCAGCTCAATGGCTGCTTGCACGGCACCGTCACTGAAGGCAGCCAGCGCGATGGCGATTTGGGCCACGGCAAGACCCTGTCGGTTGTAGTTCTTCTGGATCATGTGGGTATCTCCTGTGTTACCCGGGCTTACTCGCCCAGGTAGTGGTCGATAGCCAGCACGCCGAAGTCCTCAACCGAACGGTCATAGATGCTGTAGAACTTGGGCTTGAGGAAGCCCAGCATCTTGTCGATCGAGATACCCGGTTTGCTGTCGT